TTTTAACACTGGAGTAGGAGTTGGTAATACAACATACTATTGTATTTTTAATCAAGGTACATCAGAATTTGAAGTTGGTCTAGGGACATTAAGTTCTACAACTAATTTACAAAGAACTACAATTATTTCTAGTTCTAATTCAGATGCAGTTGTTGATTTTAGCGCAGGTACAAAAGATGTATTCTGTACTCTACCAGCAAGTAAATCGGTTTTCTTGGATGCATCAGGAGATCCGGTAGGAGCAGCTTCAGCAGGTTTTGCACTTGCTATGGCTGTTGCGTTATAAAGGAATAAATTATGGCACAAAATTTTAGAAACAATTTACAAAGAAACGTTGGAACATCTGAAGTTACTTTAATAACTGGTGGAGACTTTGATGCAGTTATTGGAATTAGATGTTGTAATGTTACTACCTCTACTATTTTAGTTGACGTTTTTATTGAAAATAGCAGTAATGATCATTTTCTAGCTAAAGACGTTTCAGTCCCACCAAACAGTGCGATTGAATTAATTCAAGGTGGAGCAAAAATTGTTTTAAAGAATGGTGATATATTAAAAGCTAATAGCAACACTGCTTCTAGTTTAGATATTATCACTTCATTCATAGACGATATTAGTTCGTAGGAGGAATTATGACGGCAGTAGTAAATGGAATCCAATACATCGGAGGTCAAACAGCTCCAGATGAATTTATAAAAAATCAAGCAGCTACTATGGATGGTACACAAACTGTCGAGAACGGTGTTCTTGCAGGACCAATAACTGTTCCTGGTACAATAACAGTAACAGGAGTATTAGTCATTGTCTAAAATAGAAGTAAACGAAATTGATAAACAAAGTGGTTCAACCTTAACTTTAGGTGGATCAGGCACGGCTGTAACTTTAGCGTGTGGTGCCACTCAATCAGGTTTTGGTAGAACAGGAACTGTTGATTGGCAAACAGGTTCAGTTAAAACAACAGATTTTACTGCTGTTAATGGTCAAGGATTTTTTGTTGATACAAATGGTGGAGCAGTAACAGCAACTTTACCTACGGGAAGTGCTGGATCAATTGTTTCAATACAAGATTATAGAAATACTTTTAACACTGCTAATTGCACGGTTCAAACGGCTGGATCTCAAAAAATAAATAGTGGTGTAGCAGGTGGTAAAGTAATTTTAAGCACTGAAGGTGAAGGAATAACTTTAGTTTATATTGACTCAACAGTTGGTTGGAGATCAATTCAAGATAATGATTTTGCCTCTGCATCAGTAATTCCAACATTTATATCTGCAACAGGTGGAACAGTCTCAACAGTTTGTACTAATTTTAAGGTTCACACGTTTACCGGCCCAGGAACTTTTTGTGTTTCTGCTGTAGGTAATGCATCAGGTTCAAACACAGTAGATTATTTAGTTGTAGCTGGCGGAGGTGGGGCTGGTAGAGATGGTGGAGGAGGAGGTGGCGCTGGTGGGTATAGAGAATCGTCAGGAGCTGCATCAGGTTGTTATTCAAAATCACCTTTAGGTGCTTGTGTTTCTGCTTTACCAGTTTCAGTAACCGCTTTTCCAATTACAGTAGGTGGAGGTGGAGGTGGAGCTCCAGGTCCTGCACCAGGTGGTGGTCCAGCGGGAACTTCTGGTTCAAATTCAATTTTTTCAACAATAACTTCTACTGGAGGTGGAGGTGGAGGAACTGGTCCAGGTTCTACAGCAGGAATATCTGGTGGATCAGGTGGAGGTGGTGCTAGAGCTTGTGTAGCCGCAGGCAGTGGAAACACACCATCTGTTAGTCCACCACAAGGAAATAATGGTGGCGCTGGAGCTGCAAATCCTCTTGGAGGTAGTGGCGGAGGCGGTGCTACAGCAGTAGGAAGTGTTTCTACTGGTCCAGGAGGTGCTGGCGGTGCTGGAGGCACTACAACAATTTCAGGATCACCAACAGCTTATGCTGGAGGTGGTGGAGGAGGAGCTGGTGGTGGAGGAGTACCAGGTGGAGCAGGTGGAAGTTGTGTAGGCGCTATAGGAAATGTTAGTGCACCATTAACAAATATTCCTTCTACTTCTAGAGCAGCCGCTGCAAATACAGGTGGAGGTGGTGGAGGAGAATCAGGATCTTATGATACTGGTGGTGGAGCAGGCGGATCAGG